ATGTGTAGCCAAAGTAAAAAAATTTTTGTTACCCCATATCCCCTACTGCTGTGCTGCAAGTTTTTTTTATTCGTGGGCCTCTTTGCCTGACTTCGAGGCGTGGCAGTACGTGCAGAGGCTTTGGTAATTGTTCGTATCCCAAAATTCACCGCCTAACCTTGCTGGCTTAATGTGATCTACTACACTTGCCAGTCTACCGCACGCCTTGCACGTAGGGTTGTGCTTTATATAAATGCTTCGGGCCTTACGCCATCGGCTTGTATTATATCTATCGTCTTTATGCCTGCGGCGTGCCTGTGCTTTCCGTTCAGGTATCCAAGGTGCGGGCGTTGCTTTTTTATTCAGCTTCGGCATAGTATCTACTTATTAACGCAGGGTCGGCCCATTGTTGAAGCGCCTGTCTATATAAGTAAGTATACGGTACAAGTATTATAACGCTTTTACCTCTGCGCTTGCTATACCAGCTTTCGCCTTCCTTTGCTATATCGTGCAGCTCTATATACCTCAATGTACATTCAGCCGCCAAGGCACTACGCTTACACCATAACCAGCCGCGCGGCGATGCAATTACTAAGTAACGAGCGTGACCAAATAAGCTACCCTTAAGGCCGTTTACGTTCCTTAGTTCTAACCAAGTAAACCAACGCGAAGGAGCTAGATCTTTACGCTTTATTCTACGCGGACCTTTTACGTCAATACCCACACGCTTACCGTGGAAGTCTACTGTAAAATCTATATGCTGTATACTGTCTTCTTTAGCGCTTGTACGGCGCGGCTGCATTCCGCGCAAGGCGCAAAGCTTTTCTATTCGTGCTTCATCCCAGTTATTCACGCTGCAAGTTTTCGTATAACTCTATAGCCTTAAAAATTTGTAGAGCTACTTGCGGGACTATCGCATTACCGTACGCTTTTATACTTTCTCGTCTCCATTTTGAAAAGGTAATGCCGTCCAATTTTTTGGATAGCCCATCATTTCCTCGACAAATAGGGGGGACAGTTGGGAACTCTGACCAAGATAACATCGCAAGCTCTTGCCGCCTTGCGCGTACTGCGTCTTGTGATCTGCTCCCGTCGTCGGTGTTGGGAGCATGCTCACTATCTGCGTTGCAAGGTTGGGCACAGTCGTTCCGTTGTCGTACTTTTCCATTCTCGCCTTGAACTTGTCTGTGTCGATCACTTCCTCCCGCGTCGTTGGCGTGAGCAATAAACCAGATTCTGTCCCTTCTATGGGGAGCGCCGACACCGCAAGCTGGAAGTAAGAACGGTTGTACGGCGTACCCCTCAGCTTCCAAGTCAGCACACACCTCCTCGAAGACCAGCCCTTTAGACCAACTAACAAGCCCGCGAACGTTTTCGCCCACGACGTAACGCGGGGCGCATTCTCGAATAACGCGCAGCATCTCGGGCCACAGGTGGCGCTCATCTTCTTGGCCCTTTCGCTTTCCTGCAACGCTGTAGGGCTGGCAGGGGAAGCCTCCGCTGAGAATATCAATTCTTCCAGCGTAAGCTGTCGCGTGGAATTGTCGTATGTCGCCATATTGTTTAGTATTAGGAAAATGGTATTTTAAAACTTTGCGCGGGAATTCTTCCCACTCACAGTTAAAAACGTTTCGCCAGCCCATTAAATCAGCGGCAAGGTCAAAGCCGCCAATACCTGAAAATAAACTAGCGTGCGTCATTCGTTGACGTTTGTTGTAGGCTTAAACTTTTCAAACCATTGCTTACGCCGTACGTCTGCTAATGTCTGCGGCTGGAAGGTAATTTTTTCGGGGTTGGACGCGCCGCGTTCCACGGTCTTATGTACGTGCAGGCGCTCTAATACTTGCGCCTTTGTTGTGCCTTCGTACTGCTGTATAGCTGCTTCTATTTCGGGCAACTTCAAACGCTCATAAAATTTACCATACTGGCCGCGTTTCATCCCGTCAACTATTAAGCGCAGTTCTTCTAAGGTCAAAGCGGGATAACCTTCTAATATAGTTTCAACTGTAAATATTAGATCTTCATCTGTTGTTATGGTACGCTTTGCGTCAACAAACTTACAGAGGCCCGCTATTAGGGCTATAAGTGCCGCGCGCGTTTCTTGCGGCGCGATCCTAAAGCTCTTGCGCATATTTAGCCCTTCCGTGAATGCTTGGTGAGGCGTTAACTTACATACTCCCGCCTTTGATATAGTTTGCAAGGCGTTCTCTGTTAATCTTTTCGGGGTCAAATCCATTACTTAAATTTTTTGTATTGTACTCGGCGGCTCTGCGTATCCAGCCTCTAGCGGCTGCGCGCCAGTCTACTATTGGTTTATTCTTGCCCTGCGTCCAACCGTTAGCGCTGTAATAGTCGTAAAACTTACAAGCTTCATTTTCGGAACTGCCCACGGCAGTAAAAGCCTCAATAACTACCGTAATATCTACGGGCGTTCTTTCTTTCTTTGTTTTGTTAGTTTGGTTTGGTATATTGTTATAAGTAGACCGTAAATTTTGCGGGTTTTTTTTCGCATCTTTTACGGGTTGCCATTCGCAGAATTTGCTGGTATTTACCCGCAAGAAGCGCGTACTTTTCCCGTCTATCCGTTGCCGCGTTCGTTCTAAATAACCTTCTTTTACTAGCTTGCTTACCGCCTTTTCTACGCTGCTTATGCTTGCTTGCGTAAAGCTGCTTAAATGATCATTTGATACAAAGCAGGGCAAACTATTACGGGTGAAGCTGTCTACCTCTAAAAGTATTAGTTTCTGTGTCCACGTCAGGCCAGTATATAAATACAGCTCTTTAGGTATCCAAACGCCTTTAAAATCTCTTTGCTTTCCTTGTTTCATTTATCGGCGTACTCGACTACGTAAATAAGCCACAGCACGCCCAGCCATAACACTAAGGCGCAAACTATTAAAGCTTCCTCGTAGCCCTTTTTTTTCATATAATACCGTTAGCGCGTAGCATTTCGATAAGCTCACAAAAATCGTCGAAGCTCATAACTGCTATAGGTGGCCGCCTATTCATTTTATGTACTACTACATTACACTTTGTTTTGTCTTGGTACATCCCTGCTAAAGTGTCGTGCAAAAATTTACCGCTTTCTACGGCCTTACATTGAATTAAAAAGGGCGCGGTATCTTCGGGCATCAAATCTACGCCGTTATCATCCCAGTACTTCCCGTAATAGCTTGAGCGCTTAGGTTCTGTACCTAGTGCCTTACCTAATTTTTTAGCTATGCGTAATTCGAATTCTTTCCCCTTCCTTCGTGGATTCATAATCTTGTTTTAGTTGTTGTTTTCTCATAAGGCCCACGCTGGCACGTCAAGGTTAAAATGTCCAAAGCTTGCGGTATGATCATATCCTCGGTTTTCGCCGTCCCATTCTCGAAAACCTTGTACCAGCTTTTCCAGTTCTTCCCTACCGCGCTGTAAGTATTCAGGCGTAAGGCGGTAGCAGGTCACAACGTACGGGCTATTCTTTTCTACTGTTATTAACCAATGCTCGCTAATAGTACGCCCTACGGCTTGCGATAGAAGCGAAGTATATATAAACCCCTGTATATGATACTTCTGCCTATACGCATCGCTAGAAAAATCGCGCGGGCTGCCTTTCTGCGTTGTTTTTAGGTCTACTACGTAGCTAGGTGCTACCCCATCGGCGAAGCCTCGAAAGGGCAAGCCGAATACGTTACCTGTTAACTCTTGTTCGTAGGCTGTGCAGTCTTCTAATAACTTACTAGCTACGGGGTGCGCCCGTACAGCATCGCGCAAGTTCATTACGTCGTCATATTCCGCCTGACTTAAAAATGTTGCTTCAGGGTGCTTTTCTAAGATAGCTTTATAAGCCGCCGTACCTCGCCTTACTTTAAGTACTTGGTACGCTTGCTCGAAGCGTTCCGCTTCTAATGTAGCACAATGTACCGCCGTGCCGAATCTCATAGCTGGCGTTTCGTGCTGTTGTCTTTTTTTGTACGCTATGAAGTGCGCAGGGCTCTGGCTAAAAGCTTTAATACTGCTAAAGCTCAACGGGTAAAATTCTTGTTTCATTGTTTGCTATGATGTAGCTGGTAATAAATATGATCTATTAGTACTTCCCTAATTTCATTGTAGGTAAGTGTAAAACCTTTGTCCACTTTTAAAAGGCCGTCTACCTTTTTTACGTTGTGTATGACGCTGCTATGATCACGCTTGAAAATTGCGCCTATATCTTGCAAACTTAGGCCCGTGCTTTTCCTTAGTACGTGCATTACAATGCTGCGTAAATCGCTGTAATTACGTTGCCTTTTGTCCTGTTGCAACTGCTCAAGCTTTGCGCCAAAAAGGGGCAGCGCTTTTACTACCGCCTTTTTAACGTAGCTCTGCCGTACTAAAATTATTTCTTCGCTTGCTTCCATCAAAAGGGTATTTCGTCAGTACTCGTTGTAGTATGCGTAGGCGTGCGCGTTTCTATTTGCGGTTGGTGTTGGTTTGGTACTGGGGGCGTGCTGTACTGCGCGCCATTTTGGAAGTACTTTATACATTCTTCCGCAGCGTTTACATAGTTGCTGAAGTGTTGCCCAGCTCCTACCATCTGCGCGGCTATCTTCATAGCGCTTTGCCTCATAATACGCATTTCTTTTTCAGGGTTTGCGGGTCGCGATCCGTAGCCGCCCGCGTTGTACTGCCCTGCCTTCCTAATTTTTAAGCGCGTACCGTCGTTAGTGCGTTTTTCTTCGTACTGTATTTCGTCGCCTATTTGATAAGGCGCGCTTTCAGACTTACCAAACGCGCTGCCTTGTACGCCGTTTTCTAATTGCACGTTATGTACAAAGAACTTTGTGCCGTCGGGACTTGTCCACGTCCGCACGTTTTCGCGCAGTTGCGCTATTTTACTTGTTTGCATATTTAAGGTTTTGGTGTGTATGCTTCTTTTATATGGCTCTTAAAATTGCGCCAAACCCTAGCGAACTGGTCAGGGCGCGCGCGCTCCGTTACTGGAAGGTCTGCGTAGTATTCTGTCTTTTTCAAGTAGTACGCTTGCAACCTGTCGGCTGCCTTCTTCTTTTCGTAATTCATCGTATTTATTTGGTGTTCATTCTTTGGTGCAATTAAGCGCACAGAATTATACACAGCACTACAGAAAGGCGGCCACTTGTTAACATTGTAAAGTGTATAGCATAAAAAAGCCCCCAATAAAGGGGGCTTCTGTTGAATGAAACAAGGCCCAAACCGTTGAAAATCTCAACCCGTTACCGCCTAGACCTGTCCAAAGGTATTACTCTACTTTGTTCTTAGCAAGCAAAAGTTTAATTTCTTGTATATCCTGTAGAAGCTGCTTTACGTCTGCCTTCCAATCTGCCGAAGCATCCTCTAAAAATTTTACGCGCGCCGAAAGCTTGTTATAATCCGCCTGAAACTTTAGCCAGCCACCGACAAGGGTAATACTTATAACAAGTATTTCGTACTGTGTTAGATCCATTACGCTGCGTTCTTGCGCTGCGTGAATTTATCAGCGCTCCGCAGTACAAAATAGCCGCCCACACTAGTTAAAAGCAAGTTTTCAAGTAGGTTAATATATGCAGACTTTAAAACAAGAATCTGCAAACCATCTAACACAGCAAAGAGCAAAAAGCATAAACAACTACCTAACACAATAAGAGGGCGTACCTGTACGCTTAAAGGCTCGCGGCTTTTAGTATCAGCCTGCCAGCGTGCTGTTATTTCGGCTTCACCTTCGGCGCGTTCGATATACGCTTCCGCTTCCGCTTGCAGCTCAGGGCTCGCCTTTTTCAAAAGGTTACGAACTACGCCAAGCGCGCCCGCATCGGGCAAAATATCGCCTACGGCCTGCGCTACTTCAGGCGCTTTTTCTTTTAGCCATAAGCCTAAAGCCGTACGCCGTATAGGTTGCTTAGGTTTCTTGCTCATCGTTACACCAATCTATACCAAATTTTGTCAGGGTATCAAAACTAGGGCAAGCCTTTTTAACGTGCGGTATATCATTGTGCCCTATTACATTCAAAGAGCCAAAGACGCGCCGCAAATTTCCTACCAATTTTACAAAAGCTACGCGCTGTTTTTGCGTCAGGTTATCGGCTGGCTTACCGTCTTCATCTACGCCGCCTATATAGCATATACCTATAGTGTAATCATTATGGCCTTTTGCGTGCGCGCCTTGTATGCTAATATGTCTACCTCTGTCTATTTTACCGTTTCTGCGGATGACGTAATGGTATCCACATTGCGCCCAGCCCCTAGCCCTGTGCCACTTATCTATTACGTGCGCGCCTATATCCATACTCGGCGGCGTAGCGCTACAATGTAAAATAATTGTTTTGTACGTTCTCATACTGTAGCAATTAAGATACGTGCCCCGTAAATTATTGTACTCGTATCCGCTGGAATAACTTTTATAGCTATTGCTGCTGTTGTCGATCCTGTTACGTCTACTATATCTATACTAGAATTAAAAGCGCCGTTCGTGTTTGTAGTTATAGCGCCCGTACTGTAGTTAAAAGTAAACGTACGTACAGCATTAGCTGTAGAGGCGCTAGCGTATACAATTATTTGCGTCGCTTTGTGGCCGTCAGGTATTGGAGCAAATGCGTACAGTTCTGTATCTGCGTGCGTAGATCGTACGCCAAGCGTTAAGCTCGTATCGTCTTCTATTACTTCGGGGTTAATACTGCCCCTACTTCCGTCGTCGTTAGCTACGAAAGCATTCGGGTAAATTATTACCGCGCTGTACCCGTGCCATTTTTCGACACTACTACCGCCGCCAGCGGCTGCAAAAGTATAAACGCCTGAACCGTTGGTAGTTAACACTTGGCCGTTACTGCCGTCGGCTATTTCTACAAAGTGACCCGAAGAATTAAGGGCCGTTATTCTGTCCCCTACTTGGCTACCTCTATTTGCTGCCCCTGCATTCGTGTTATAAGCTACGGCAGCAGGGTTAAATTGTACCGCTTGCGTATTTGCTTGGTTAACTATACTGCGTACCGCATCCACGCTAGGCGGCGGCGTAGCAGGCAATCCCGCACCCAAAGGTGAATTAAGGCTAACGGGGTAGCTGGTTTCTTTTTGTATCTGTAAACAAGTAACGCGCGTTTCTTCTTCGCCTGTGTTGATTTCTAAAGTTAGCGGCTTCATTTTAAAGGTCGTGCTGCCTTCGTCTATCTCTAGTACCTCGTGAAACTCTACGCCGAAATTCACTAAAGTACCTTCATACATAAGCTTCGGGCCGCTATACAAGCCTGCCGCCTCCTGTACGGCTATATCAGCCGCGAATAAATCGGAATCGCTAATAATTAAGCTGGTATACCCTGTGACGCAAGCTTGAAAAAATCCGTTTGGCTGCCTGTATTTGACCGCCGCAAAATTAGAATTTAATGCCTTATCATTTACGTTAGTATCGCCAAGGTCTAACGTGCGCCTGTTATCCTGTGTATTGGTGCTTTCTACTATTGTACCGCTGTCCAAGCCGTAACCTTCAAAGGGAAACATTCGGAAAGACCCGTATACCGTGCAAGCATTTGTAAGAAAGTTGTTAGAGGCTGGTACGTTATTAGTCGGCAGCGAAGCGCTTACTAAGTTCGTGTTATCAGGTAAAAGGTAAGTAGCTTCTATAAGAATTTTTACGGCTGTGCAGTCGTTAGGTACTTCAGGCGTGACAAAATCGAAAGGCACTTGTAACCATTGATCTAAAGTTGGGTCGAAAGGTTCGCTAACTACTACGTAAAAATCTTCTGTACCGTCTGCGTCCCAAGTTGCCGCTGTATTTACGAAAAGGTTGGTATAAAATACTGGCAAGTCTGAAGCTGTCAAGTTTCCGAAAGTTTGATAGAAAGGAACTTGAGCGCCGCCTGTTAGCGGCCTTTTTAAAAACAGATCGTTACCCGCTTTTTCAAAACGTAGGCGCATTCTAAAACGTAGGCGGCCTATATTAAAATTGTCAGGCGTTACTATGTTTAGATTTTGTATATTTTTTATTGTTTCTGCGCTGATTCCTGACCATTGGACAGAAAAGGGGCAAACTACCCTAAACCTATCGCCCGTTTGGGGCTGTAGTTCAAAGGTAAATTCTTGGTAGTAGTCTTCTAATTCTTGGAAGGTTTTTGTAATAACAGGGCTAACGCTAGCAAAATTCATTTGCCTTTTAACCTTATGGTATGGAGCTGCAAAGCTGAAAGTACCGCCCGTAAGCCTACGCTTTTGGCTTGCTGTGTTGTTTATATCCCTAGTTATAATTGATTGCGCGAACGTATTAGCTAACGCGCCGTCACTTCTGTAGGTAAAGCCTTGTATTTGTGTCCCGTCATCTGCAAACTGTATTTGCGCGCCTACGGGTTGAAATATTAGACGCTGGGCTGCGACATTGAACGAGAAAAAAAATTGCCCGTTAAAGTGCTTCGCTATTTCTTCCAAAACGTAAAAAGCGCTTTTTGCTTTATCGTCGCTGTCTAATTCGTGGAAGCCTGCGTGAGATATTTTTGCTTCGTCGTAAAGATCTACGGTACTGCCAGCGCTGCCGTAGTTACTTGGCAAAAGGTTTTTGCCCATACTCACACCCATAACGAAAAAAGTATTTCCTGCAATTTCATTACTGAAATTCCAATGCCACGAAGTACGTAAAAGCTGTAAGCAGTTTATAACGTGCTCTTTTACTGTTGCTTCGCCCTCGAACCTGTTCCCGTTGCTTTGTAGGTAAGGCTTTTCTTGTAAGTATCCTAGATCGTCGGTAGCCGTAATTCTAACGGCCTGCGGTAACATATCTGCGAAAGTTAGTTGATCGCTAAGTATTGTACCTACCCAATGCGTTTGGATGGGTGTAGTATTACCGCTAGCCCGCAAAACTCTTACGCCGTAGCGCCCTACATCGCTACGAGCTACCGTCTGTAAAAAATCTACTTCTCCCTGCGTCTTACAAATTAGAGTAAATTCGCAAGAACTGGGGACTATTGGTTGGAAGGCGTTTTCTTCGTCGCCCTCATACGTAACTACCGCGCCCGCTGGCGTTATCTCATAGTCCCGTACGTTTTGGGCTGCGTTGTCGCTGTCTACTATTTCTATTCGATATCTGAAGGTATCAAACTTAGAACGATACTCTGCCCTCGCTTGTATTGTAGCATTCATAGCGCTAATTTAAATACCCCGTAAGGGAAACTTACCAGCGCTTGAAAGGTCGCGCGTAGCGCGTTGGCTACTTAGTAGAATATCTTTACCTCGTAGTACGCCTTGCACTTGTACCGTACCGCTGCCGTGTAGCATACCCTGCAATTTGTCAAGGGGTGCTATTACTTCGGGGTTAGCGCCCGCGCCTGAATACTCGCCTACCTCTACCAAGGTGCGCCCAAAAGCTAGACCCCCTTCGGCTAGGGCTGGCGGCTGTTCTTGCATACGCGCGGCAAGGCCTTTAATGATAGCGCCAGCAGCTACAAGGGCTATACCCGCAGCTATAGCTAACGGCGGGTTAGCTATCAAATTAGCGTAAAACGTTTTAGCAGCTACGGCGGCGGCAATAAAGCCCGCGCCTATTTGCTGTAAAAGGTCGGCAAGTTTACCAAGAATACCACCTATAAAACCTTTAAAAGTCAGCGTTCCCGCTGCCATTGCTCCTATCCCATCGGCAATATCTGTAAAGCCGTTGGCTATGCTGCTCGACAGGTCAACGCTTACCGCTACTTCCCTATTAAAGTTGGATATAGCGTTGGCTGCGTCTTCTGCATCTTCGGGCGGTATCAATAATCCGCCGTTATTCGCGTTACCTCCGCCCAAACTAATGGGCTGCATTTGCTGTACGCCTTGCCCTGAAGCGCCGCCGCTTGTACCGCCACTTCCCCCAAAAGTTGGGATAAGGGAAGTTATACGATCTCGCGCCCTGTCTAAATCTTCTACCGTTACCAGTTCGATAGGGTCGCGCTTTTTTGCTGAGTCTATAGCTTCGGTAAAACCTTCGTATACATCCTTACCCGCTTGGGCTGTGTCCTCTACTATATCCTTAAAGCCATCGGTTAGAACTTGCCCAGCGGCTGCGAAACCATCCGTAAACGCAGTTTTTAAAGCGTCAAATAATACGCCGAAGCTATTTACTACGTTCATTACTTGTTGCTTTACTATTGTAAAGGCAGCAACGAAAGCCTGCTTAAATAGTCCTACCGCTATACGGAGGTTTTCATTTTCATTAAATAGCGTTATAAAGGCGTTTATAGTGTTGGTTAGCGGCTGCTTTATATCGTCAAAAAAGAAAAAGAAGGCAGCTACTAAGGCAGCTACAGCGCCTATAATTAAACCTATTGGCGAAAGAATAGCGCCCGCTAATATCCCAAAGCCCGAAGCTAACGACGGCAGTAAAACAAGTATAGGCCCAAGCGCTGCCGCTACTGCTCCCGCCGCTATAATGAAGTTACGGCTGCTGCTATCCATAGCGCTAAACTGTGCGGCGGCACGTTCTACAAAACCCACAAGCTTCAAAATAGTAGGGGCTAAGGCGTTGCCTATTTTTATCTGCGCGCCTTCAATAGCAGACTGCATACGGGCTAACGCGCCCGCTGTAGTGTTGCCCATAATGTCGGCCATATCCTGAGCCGCGCCCTTACTGTTCCTGAATTGCTCAGTTAGCGCTGCCGTTTCTTCGCCGCTTTTACTTAATACCAATAGCGCGCTCTGTGCGGATCTGCCTACCTCGTCCTTTGCATCGGCTAAGTTCAAACCTTCGGCGGCAAGCTTTTCTATCGCTCCGCTTACATCCCCGCCCGTTGCGCCTAGTTCTGAAATAATACGCCGCAGAGCTGTTCCCGCTTGGCTTCCCTTGATACCAGCATTTGCCAAACTGCCAAGCATTCCGCTAACGGTTTCTATATCCAAGCCCGCAGCCTTAGCTACTGGAGCTACGAACTTCATAGAGTCCGCGAAAGTGTCCATATCTAGCGCCGAGCTGCTAAAGCTCGATGCCATAACGTCCGTTACTCTTTGCGTTTCGCTAGCGTCTAAGCCAAACCCGCGCAAGGTCGCGCCCGCTACTTCGGCGCTGCGTGCAAGATCGCTACCGCTGGCCTGTGCAAGTGCTAGGGTAGATTCAGTTACTTTATTTATCTCGTCGCTTGTAAATCCAAGCTTCGCAAACTCTAGTTGAAGGCCGCTTACTTCGCTTGCTGTGAACTTAGTAGAAGACCCTAAGCGTAGCGCTTCGCTTTCTAAGCCCTTAAATTCGGCAGCCGTTGCGCCGCTAACGGCTTTTACCTTAGCCATACTTTCTTCAAAGCTGGCCGCTACGTTGAAGCTTGTAAAACCTACAGCAGCTAACGGGGCAGTAAGGCCCATAGATAAGTCTTTACCTAGCCTTTTCGTTTCTCTGCCAAAGCTTTTAAATTTTCTGCGCGCCTGTCCTAATCCTTTGTCAAGGTTTCGCGCGTCTACGCCTATCGTAGCTATAAGGTTTCCTATATTCATCAGAACGAAAGGTAAGAATTTTCTTCCGCGTACTTCATATTACGCGCTACCCTTTCGGGATCGTTTACGAGGCCTTTAGGTTTTTTCTCCCACGGGAATACGGCCAACTTTTCGGGCGTAAGCCTAGCGCCTTTTTTTGCGTGCGGCTGTAGAAGTAGCGTAGTCTGCCAGCGAACGCGTTCCCATTCTGCCTGCTGTATTTCGTCTTCTTTTTTTCCGTATACCTCTAAGGCAGCAAATAATTCGCCAAGCGTAATAGACCAAAAGGCAAGCGGGCTAAGGCCCAAAAGACCCAAGCCCGCCCCTATAAGTAGCCGCCAAGTTACTGGCTCTTCGTCTTCGCTTTTTTTTGGCCTTCGCCTGTATACTGCTGCAAAGCCTCTACCGCTATTTGCACGTGCGAAAGGTCTACGTATGGTTCTACTTCGGCTAAGGTCTTTTTAAACTCTATACCTTCAAACTTACAGCCGTCTACTATGCCCACGTATATAAGCCAGCACATAGCCTCCGCCGTCATAGAGCGCGCCTCGCCTAATTCAAAGACACTTGTTTTAGTCTTCTGCTCGAAAGTTTTAAGCGCCCGCAAACTATAGCGCAAGGGATAGGCTACCCCGTCTACCGTCATTTCCATACGTTAAAATTTTTCTTAGGTATCGCCTTTCGTTATAGCTCCTGTAAGCTCAAAGCTAGCGCTGTACGTCGGCGCGTCTTCTGTGCCTCCTGACATCTCTAAAGAAGTAAGAATACCGTTCGCGCTAAAAGTTTCACCGCTGGTAGCTACTTGGTCGAAAATTAAAGCAACGGCTGCACCAGTATTAAAGGTAGCCGTTAGAAGTTTAATACCATTCCCGCCGCTTACTTCCTGTAGGCCGCTTACTGACATACTGCCCGACTTTAGGCCAGGGATAAGCTCGCGCGCTCCTGAGCTGTCCTTGGTTGTTACGTCTATCGTTTCTTGATTTAGCGTTACGCTGCACTCTGTAGCGTGGGCTATCGCTGTACCGCCTAGCGATATAGCTATGTTAGTACCGTTAAATACTGCCATTTTTTTTAAATTTTATTTGCTCTTTTTAGGGCTGCTTTTTGCTGCCTTTGGTACGCTAATATAACCCGCCTCTTTAAGTTCTTGGTACAATTCGTCTAATACTCTAAAGCTTTCGCCTGCCTTAAATTTTGTGCCTGTGGGATGAATCCAAGCTTTTACTAGTGTTACTTTCCTTAGTGCCATTTCGTAAAGATACTACATTATTACAAAGGCTTCTACTTCTAACACAAAGGCGTACCGCCTCGGATCTTCAAGGTGCTCTACCTCTTCATCCTGTATAAATATTTTATCTATTTCGTAGCCTCTTACTACATCTTTTATGTTTTTGCGCTGTAAGGCTGTACGTACTTTGTTACCTATATCGCAAGCTAGCGCGTAAGTGCCAGCATATACTACTACTTCAACTCTACTTTGTTTGTACTCGGGTGAATCTTTACTATGTATTACCGTTGTACTCACAGCCTCGTAAGTAATGAAGGGTAAAGCCGTACCGCTTGGCGCGTCTATAGGGTAGATTTTAGAACCTACTTCGCTTACTACCCTGCTATCATTTTCTAACAAGGTTTTAATTCCGTGCGTATATAGCATTACTTAGCCAGCTTTTTAAATTCCTTTCTGTAATCCTCAACCAATTTACGCCGCATTTTTGGTACGGCTTCTTTTAGAAAAGCTTGTATGAGGCCAGCGTGCCTATTTGTCCCTTGTATAAATTGCTTATCCTGTTCAACTATAAGCTGAAACCACGCGTCACGCTTACTGCTAACCTTTGTACCCGTACGCGCACCTATCATATATACGTGATCTACCCGCGCATTTTTTGGCTGCCAAAAGCCTATACTTCTTTTATAA